GCTGGGAAGGCTGACTGATGATAGTGTAGAGGTAACGCCTGACTACTTGCTGTCTATTGGTCAGAGAGAGCTTGACTTTGCACGTCGCACCATTGAGTCGGTCAATGCAACAGACCCAGAAATTGGCATGGCACTGTCGGCATTGCAGAATGTCTACAGCGTGGTTGAGTTCTATGATCAGAGTCGTGACATCTTGAAAGACCCTGCACTTAAAGATGTAGCTACACAGCTGCGTCGTGAAGCATCGGAGCTACGTGACAACTACTTGGATAAGGCACGTGTGGTCTTGCGTCAAGATGCTATGCGTGAGTTCGAGGGTAAGGGCGTGGATGTGAATGCGGCATCGTTTGAAACGTTGCAACAGACCGGCTTCCTATCCTCAACGTTTATGGATGCATCACGTCAGGGTACAACGGAGCTGTCCTACTTGGATAAGATTGTACGTGACTCTGCACAACAGGCGCGTATCCGGTTTAATGAGCGTGCTAAGTCGTACATGGATGTAAGTAAGCAGTTCAAGAAGAGCGCATACTATATCAAGCATGGCTGGAACGGTATGGTGGAGTTGGATGCTGATGGCAATCCTACCCCGAAGCTGTTGACTATGCTGAGTGGTCGGTATGAATCCGAGTACAAGGCAAAGCAGGCTGAGCTGGGTAACACCAAAGCGTTCTATGACTGGAAGAATAGTGTGACGGAACGCATTGATGTAGATGCAATCTTTGACTACAGCGGTGATACTGTTGTGCGTAAGAAGAACCCGAAGTACGAGGCATACTTGGAAAGCAAGTTCGGTAAGTACGGAGCGCAGGAGTTCTTGCGTCAGCAGGAGATTATGATTCAGGACTACATCGACTTGCGTACGAGTGAGTTCGACATCATGGATCTGACTCTTGGCGAGAATGCTGCACAGGCAAAGGCTTTGTGGGAGTTGAAGAACGACCCAAAGAATGCATACCGTAGAGCTAAGACGAAGAAGGCTGGTCCGAAAGGGTCAACCGGTCGCTTCTTGCTGGATATGCCTTTGCAAACTGTCAAGGGTGAAAGCACGGGATACTACGATGCACGCTTCGATGAGTTGCAAGCTGACCCTGATGCGTTGGCATTCTACAACGAGTACCGTAAGCAGATGAAGGAGATGATGGCTATGCTGCCTGCACACAAGATGACTGGTGAACACCACCTGGTCAAAGCAGGATTGTTCTTGCCAGCTATCACGAAGTCTATGACGAATGATCTGTTGACGAAGAATGGCTTTATGGATGCGGTCACCAACCTGCCTGCAAACGTGAAAGCAGCATTGACTCTTGATCCAGAGTACGACATCAACAAACTGATTGACCCTGTTACAGGTAAGCCACGTCAGGAGTTGCCAGTATATTTTATGGGACAAGTAGACCCAGAGCAGCAGGACTACGACTTGGACAATACGTTCTTGGCGTTTGCTATGATGGCTACCACCTACGACTCAAAGAATGCTATTGAGGACAAGGTGCGTATGACGAAGAGTGTCTTGGGTTCTGCGCGTGTAGCTCGCCGTGAGGGACGCTTGGATAAGGTTCTGAACTATATGGGCTTGGAGCGTGCGCCAGGATACAATGATGATGCAAGCCGGGCTACGACTATGAAGTCGGTAGATACAGTAGTAGATACGTTCTATGGCTACCAGTCTAAGACAGATCCGACGGTCAATGCGCCACGTCAGTTGTGGACGAAAGAGCAGACCGAAGAGATTGAACAGCTTGAGCGTGAGTTGGCTGCTGCAGAAACCCAAGAAGATAGGGATGCATTGGAGCAGAAAATTCAGGATGCCACGCCTCAAATGAGTGGTGCTAAGACTGTACGCGGTATGCAGCAGTTTGTGCAGGCCAAGGGTATGGCTTGGAACATCCCAGCTGCAATCGTGAACATGTTCTTTGGTGCTATTTCAGTCTTCAAGCACAGTTCAGGAAGGGCAGACTTTAATGAGAAAGATGCTCGTAAGGCAACCGGTATCATGTTGCACTCTACGCTCAACAATATGACGTTGAATACAGGTGCAACACAAACCGGAACAGCGCTGAAGATTCAGAACATGATGATCAACTTCGATGTGCTGAAGGACTTTACGGAGATGCGTTACGATGTACGTAAGTATGTAAAGCAAGCTGGTGAGGCTGGTGTCAACCAGGCTGTACGCCAAGGCTTTAACAAGCTGCGCATGTATGAGATTCAACGTAGCTCGGAGTACTTCGTGTATGGTCAGGGTGTGGTTGCTGTATTGCTGAACGAGAAGGTTGGCGATAAGTCATTGTGGGAACTGATGGGAGAAGATGGTGTCATTGATGTCGACGGCTACCGTCCGGGTGAGCAGAAGCACACCGACTTGATGAACAAGATTGACCAGATGAACAAGCGCATTCACGGTAACTATGACCCCAATAGCCCGATTGCAATTAAGAAGACCTTGTTTGGTCCGCTTATCATGCAGTTCCGTAGCTGGTTGCCTGAAGCTGTGGCTACACGCTTTGAAGAGGAGAAGTATGATCCGCACTTGGATCGTATGGTCAAGGGTACATATCGTACAATGTTTAGCAATGAGTTCAAGCGCAACTTCAAAGCGATGATGCCTATGCTGTTGCCGTCATGGGCACGGACAAAGGGCATGGATACAATGAATGCAGAAATCTCTGAGGTAGACCAGGAGAACATCCGACGGTTTGCTGCAAGTCTGCGTCAGTATCTGCAGGTCATGATTCTGATTTCGGTGCTGCGGGCACTGAAAGATGATGAGGATGACGAGGAGTCAATCCGCATGTTGAACTTTGGGTTAAATATCACAGACCGTGTCGAAAATGACTTAGCTTTGTTCGGTCGTCCAGGAGCATTCTTGGATATGACACAAGGGGACTTCATGGCGGTGGTCGGGTTTATGAGCGACGTGGAGAAGTTCGGTGAAGCAACTATCAAGACCGCACAAGGGGACGGTATGATTGAGACTGGTGTCTACGCCGGTGAGTCAAGAATGTGGCACCACTTCCAGAAGTTGGTTCCGCATCTTGGTGCAGCACAGAGGATGGCGAACAACTTAGACCGTGAACTCAATACGAACTGATGTATCGATGCATAGCTCTCCTCTTCATACTTTCAGTAATTCCTGAAACGTGGGCGCAAACATGTGATGTAGTGCTGGCGGGGTATACTCCGTCCGCTGTACCGAATGGTATTCACACGTTTGTAATTCAATTTCCAAACGCTGAAAACTGCGGGTGCAACGACTACACGCAGTCAGATGACCCACCTAGTACCTGCGATCAGTCCAGCAGCACACATGTTCAGAATAATGACAACATCAGTCATTTGGTTCTGGGTCTGCACTATGTAGATGAAGAAACAGGCTTAGACATAGGCGAGAATGGCGACTGCACCAGCACAACGTTTCATCCTGGATGGAGCTATGTGCTGAACCTGACTACACCACCGGGTGGTTGGGTGTCGGGTATGTCTACTACGATAGGCATCAATGTGCCATATGCATGGGAATGCATGCTGGACAACCCTATCGACGGGTATTGCTATGAGGTAGTTATCTGGCAAATCAACCTGAGCCAGACCGCAACGTACGATGACTTCCCTGACGATGGCTGGAGTGCGGGAGTACAAGGCAATGCCACGCAGATGTACCCAGACATTGACCTAAGCAACAATAGGATCAGCTGGTGTCCTGACCCGGTACTGTCAGATACAGTGTATGTGTATGAAACGGATACAGTATTTGTAGAGCTGCCTGCAGATACGGTAGAAGTGCTGACAGTAGATACTGTGTATGTGCCGTGGGAGTGGTACTTCTACGACACGGTGTACGTAGACATCTATGATACTATCTACATCAACACGCTTGATACTATCGTAGTGACAGAGGTAGAGTTAGAGTATGTATACGTAACCGATACATTAGAGATACCGGTAATCGATACGCTTATCGTAAGCGAGGTGGACACGTTCTACCAAGAGATTGTTATCTACGAGTACATCACAGAAACGGACACTCTTTATGAGTACGTCACAGAGCTGATTGATTGTGAGACCGGCTTGCCTTGTGGTGACGGCTTTTGGGAAGAAGACTGCCGGTCTGTCTTCGTGCCTAACTCGTTTAGCCCAAACAATGATGGTATCAACGACGCATTCTATGCGTTGTCAGAATCGTTTACCTGCTGGCAAGAATGGCGCTTGCAGATATACAATAGATGGGGAGACCTGATATGGGAAACAGATGATCCAGATGAATATTGGTACGGACAAGTGCAAAATGGTAACCATTTTGTCTCGGATGGCGTATACGTGTGGGTGCTACAAGCACAAGGGTATGATGCCCTCACATTAGACCTCCAAGGTTCCGTAACAGTATTCAGATGAAGAAGATACTCTACCTACTACCGCTGCTAGCTACAAGCTGCATGACGAGCGTACCGTCAAAGCTGTATCAGAAACCAGAAGCGTACACCGCCACGGTGATGATTGATACGCACTGGGATGACACTTACCCTGTTGAACGTTTTGTTAAAAAACTTAAACAAGGTGAGCTGTATACAGACGCGTACGGAATGCAATACTCTATTGTAGAGGAGTCTCAAGGAGTGTTTCTCCTGCAGATAGACTTACCTAAGGAGTAATGTGGTCTACGTACATCATGGACTTGCTGCTATTGCTGCAAGCATATGGTACGAGTCCAAGCCCTGGTAGTCAGGCTGCTGCTTTCGACTTTGATAGCAACGGCGTAATCAATATGGTAGACTTCTTAGAGATGCTGGCTAACCAGCCACCTCTTTAACGTCCCTGCCCCCGATACTTCTTCTGATAAAACTTAGAGTCTTTGTTGTTAGACGTCTTAGTCTTCGCGTGAACGTTGGGGCGGTTAACCTTAGACTTCTGAATGTAGTTGGAGAGTTGCTTCTTTGCCATGTGTCAAAGATAGTATAGCTGAGGCGGTATTGTACCCGCCCCAGCATACTGATTACCAACGTATTGGATCGCATCCGTTCCTCGCCAAAAACTCGTTGGCTTTGAGGAAGTGTTTGCATCCAAAGTATCCTGCCTTACCTCCGCTGTATGCTTCGGCTGCAGGGTGTGGGGCTGTCAACACAAGCTGGTTAGGCATGTTGAAGAAATGCGCATATCGTTGTGCGTCTTTGCCCCACAGCATAACGACAAGTGGCTTGCCTTCACCACGAAAGTTGAGAGCGTTAAGAGCTGTTGCAATGAACGGCTCCCACCCAAACTCTGCGTGTGACTTAGGCTGCCCCTTGTCTACTGTAAGAATAGTATTGAGTAGCAGCACACCTTGTTTAGCCCATGGTGATAGGTCGCCTTTCTCAATCTGTGTTTCCCCAACGCTGTCGTTTACTTCTTTAAGAATGTTACGCAGACTGGGGTTGATGCTTGGGCTAGTGCCGACATCGAATGCAAGACCGGTAGCGTTACCGTTGTGGTATGGGTCTTGGCCCAGGATGAGCACACGGGTGTCATCGAACTGGGACTCACGAAATGCACGGAAAATGTGCTTCTTGGCTGGATACACAGTGCCATAGGTATAGCAGACCTCGAGCTTTTGCTTCAGGTCTTGCATATACTTTGACTGGAACTCACGATTTAGATGAGGTGCCCACTGTTCACCAACCACGAAATCATAGGACTCGTGGATCATTTGGATAAACTAGATTTTGAATCATGCCTTGTTGGGTCTCCATAGAGTTGCCCCAGTTACCGCATGAAAGGTGAAAGCCAATCCGATCGAGGTGCTGCTCGTATTCTTCAACACCTACAGTTAGGTAGCTCTCGTCAATTTTGAATACCTCGGCGGGATACTCTTTGTTGGTTTGTACAGCTACGATATAGCACTCCGTAACTCTGTAGTCCGGGTATGCTGTCTCGAGGCACATACGATACCAAGCAAGCTGCCGATGGTAGTGGTACATAGCCACAGTCTCCTCAAATCTACCAATAGCTTTAGAGGTAGTCTTGAGGTCAACAAGGGTGATGTGCTTGTTCTCGTGGTCAAATAGAACACGGTCAATCTTAGCCTTGATGGGAATGGTCACAAAGTCATTGTCGCTTCCAGGCCATTGCATATCGAAGGTGATTTCCATCTCCTCCATAGCTTCATCGAATGTACCGAACCCCTTCTGACAGATCAGTTGTTCTGCTGCACCGTGCATCTTGATGGACTCGATACAGCCTTGTACAATATGCCAGGTAGCTGGATCGACAATCTTCTTACCACGATGGGTAAACAGCGCCTTCCAATAGTCAGTACCATCTTTGACGATGCGATTGATTTTCGTCTGCAGTCCGTACTTAGGGTAGTAGTCATCAGGAATGACTGCTTGCCAAGTGTCGGGGTCAAGGGTATCCAATGCGAGTAGCTCTGCATTGTCTCTATCTACATCTTGATACAGCCGATTCCACAGAGCATCAATGATATCCTGTGTCTTCGGGCCTGGTGTATTGTCCGGTACGATATCGAGCTTGCCCGGTTCAAGCAGCTCTTCGTGGATGAGCGTTCCAATCTCAAAAGATTTGGAAGGCTTCTCATCCAACTGTCCATCCAAGAACTTCCGGAAGAGACGGGGATTACCCCCGCTCTCCGGATCAATGTAGTTCAAGGAGCTGTTGCTTACAGCTTTAATGTCGAAGTAACTCATATGTTGAATAGTGAGAGTTGCTCGTTCGTAATGCGCTTGTACTCACCGTCTGTAAGATACTGCTCAGTTGTGAGGTTGAACCACATCTTCTCGTTGTCATCCCACAAGAAGTCGTAGCCGTAGTCATAGTGCTTCTCCTCCTCCAGCTCGTCAAAGATGGAACGCCGGTGAAGCGGCTGCATCATTGGCTTGCGGTAGTGTTCGAAGTCTGAGTAGAACGTATGTCCCTCAACGTCAACAGTATCGTTGAAGTACAACCAGGCATTTACCACCAGCCCATTGTCTAGATGGATAGGCACCTGCTTACGCGTGTACCAGTTCGGGTGGTTCTCCAACCTGTCCATATCCAGCAGCTCAGAGTCATCCACAGCATACACCTCGACGGCAATGTTGTGACCGTCTTCACGAACCTCTGAACGGACATACGGAATCCCCTCAGCAATCATAGCATACTGATCGACCGTGCTGCCGCTATCCAAAAGATTAGCAGTAGACATCAAACGGTGGTTGCCAAAGCCCTTGCGTAGCGTACCGTAAACAGCAACAAGGTGTTTCTTGTCGAGTACGTTGGGCTTGCTGTAGAAAACCCCGTCCTTCTCGTGCCAGTCACCGATGCGGTTGACGTACATCTTACCAGACTTAGACTTGCGGGTATACACAAATCGGCTGGGTGTAAGAGACAGGATATCCTTCCACGATTGCCATGGCGTCTTACGGAGTGTGTCTGCTACAAAGCGTGTATCAGACTTCTTCTTGTCCCATGTATGTGGCACTGCAACAGTGCCGTTATGGAAGAGCCAGTTGTGCTCATTGACTTGCACAGGGTGGCAGTTCTCCAGGTTGGTCTCGCCGACTGTAGTCAGACGAGAGTGAAAGACGTAGGGACGCTCAGACTGCAGCCAGTCCTGAGCTTCCTTGATGTCCATAGTGTGGTATACCTGCCCGTCGTCCAAGGTTTGTATACCGAAACCATGCGGGTTGTAGCACAGGGCTTGAGTCGCAATCGACTGATCAAGCTTCCCTGTTTGCTTCTTGACTATAATCACACACATCGAGAGTGAGTTGTTGAGCGTTAGACTTAGGTGTTGGGTCGGGCTGAACAATCAGCTGGTTCCGTACACCTGTTGGAATGAGGGTACGTACCCTGGTATAGGTACGCCATTCGATACCTTGGTTCTCGAATGCCTTTGCGTATGCTGCAGAGAGCATCACCTTCTCACCGTACTTCTTACCGTACAGTTCAAAGATGTGTTTACCGAGACCTTGATGCACGTCAAGGAGATCCTTGTAGATGGTATCCCACTTGAGGTCATCATACTTCTCTGTGGTAAACAGAATCTGCAGCAGCTTGATACGCCACTCCAGTTGTTTTAGGTGCTTGATGCCGGCGAAGATTCGAATCTCCATACGCCCGGAGTTCCCCAAGTTGATAGCATTGTACCTGTCGTGGTAGTCACCCTTCTTGTAGAAGCGAGCATAACCACGGCGCTTAGCACGCTTAGGGTACAGTGCATACAGCAACGGAATAATCTGAGCTGCCTTGTTCACATACCAGTCCTGGTCCTTACCGGCTACAGAGATAGTGATGTGTCCACCACAACGATAGCTCGTCTTGCAGTGGATGAGGTAGTTCAACACAGGGTTAGACAGGTCCATCTGCCACTTGTTTGACCTCAAGTTGTAGACAGGGCTGATAAGCTCGAAGCCATTGTAGCCCAGTGAACCGTCACGTTCTGCACGCCACTTGTGTGGCAGCAAGTCAAGGCGGTCACCTTGATACCAGCGGCACATGTTCTCTCCGTCGGCATCTTCTTTCTCAGCCTCGATACCAAACCGATAGACCGTATTGGCTTGGCAGTCCCACAGCGCATTCATGCTATGGTAGCCATAAAGAGACCCGTGATCGTATGGAGCATCTTGCCTTAAGGCTTCATGTAGCTCCTGGCGGCTTACTTCGGTTGACATGGGTTGTGCATATTCTCGAAGTCAGTAACCTCACGCATAACCGTTTGAATCCACTCTGTGGTAATCATCTGTCCCGCAATCCAAGCAGCAGTTGCTCGCTGGATATTGACCATGTTCTTGACGGCATACTCTTGGTCATCGCCGTTCATACCACGATTGATTTCTTCGTGGTAATACTCTTTCAATTTGCCCATTACTGTATGGAATAAAGGTGGGTTGGGTCTGGCACGTCCAGACTCAAATTCTCTACAGCCCACTGCCGGATGTTGTCGATGTAGTCTTTAAACTGCTTCGTCGACATATCACGGGTAGACCGCTTTGTTACTGCAATCACTTGTCCTGTTTCGGGATGGTATATCTCCTGCTTGGCAAAGAGTTCTTTCATCACCTCATGGACGAGATCACGTGTTAGGTTGCCGGTCGCACCAGCAGCTAAGTCGCTTGCTTGGTAACCGGACTGTTCGAGTTCTTCTCGAATCATGTACAGCAATGTGCCCCAGTAGTATCTATTCTGAGGGTTGCTGCGTATACGTATTGACTGGACAGTGACTTCGACGTCATGTCCTTCGAGCTTACGAAGCTCGTTACGAAACTGAAGGTCTTCGTGTGGAACGAGTTGTCCGTCCACAACCTTCGCGCTGATATGAATCATACATAGAAGTACGTGTGCTTCCTGCTGTCTGATGTAATGGTAAAGACGAGCTTTCGGTCTTCCTCGCTCTCGACGGGAAAGAACTCCATGCTCGCGGCCTTGCTAACGTACTTGATATTGTCATCGGGAATAATCTTCTCCTGGACAATCAAGTCTTGGAACACCTTGAGGTAAATCCACTTGTTATCTAAGTCCCAGTCAGCTTTACCGGGCACATCAAACATGGCACAGCTAATTTGAATTGGAAACTTGTCTTTAGGAATCTTCCGAACCTTCCTAAGGTAAGGTCGGAAAGCATCCTTGATTGCATTCACAATCTTCACGCGCATGACTGGCCGGGTTGAACCAGCGTAAAAGTCTTGCCCGTTGATTTTCTTCATGCGTGGAGTATTGACACTCCTTGCATTGCGGATGATCGGTTGTCCGTCATCAGTGCAGAGCCGTCCCTTTCTATCGAAATGAAACGTAGGATGCTGATACTTTTTAGGAATCTTGTCCTTCTCTGTGTAGTAGGTGGGCCGTCGCCGGTTGCTCATCTTCACATGTGTGATGAACTCCGGTACGATGACCGTTGCGATATGCGCCATATGATAAAGATACAAGTTGCGATACTTTATCCTTGCCCCATCGCTCCACCAAATCACTGATGTCTTTGGCTTGATAGTCCTTAGAACCGAACCGACCGTCCGTAAAGAACAGAGGCTCAATGCCATACCTCTTTCGCATATAGTTTGCCATAGTTACACCTGCACGGTCAAAGTCGTAGAGACTTACTACCACAGGCGCTTCTTCTAACAAACCAGCAACCCATTCGTCGTCTGGGTAGACGGTCTCGGATTGCGGTGCGAAAGCTGTGATACCAAACTCATGAAGAACCATAACGTCCTTCATACTCTTGGTAATGACTACCCCGTCACTTAGATCACGGGGTACCTGATAACCTTGGACAATGCTGCAGTTGCACATGAATCGATTGGTCTTTCGCTTTGGGAAGTACAGCTTGTACTGGTCATCCCCAAAGTCATAAGCATAGGCAGGGTCACCTTTCCTGTAGGAATAGATGAGCTTGCCGTTGAGCCATGCAGCTTCAAGAGGTGGTACACGGAAATGCAGAAGCGTTGCCTTGCTGATACCGAACTGAGTCCAGAACTCTCTGTCCTCATCGGCAAAGGGGCGTCGCTTAATTTCTATGATGGTCTCTCTACGCTGGAAAGTGACGAGGTGCGGATAGTCTACTCGTTCTACCCGCACCCCATCAATCAATCCGAAGTCATTTGCTATGATCTCTAGTGCCTCATGGAAGCTACAGTTGTACATGTGCATGACAACCTTGAAGCAACCACCACTAAAGAATCCTGCAAAGTCCTTGAATATCAGCGAGCCTTCCTTGGTGTAGAAGAATCCACAGGTCGGGTTCTTGTCCTGCCGTAGTGGAGACAGAAACCTACGTCGAAGCTTGATGGGCACACCGAGGTAGTGCTCCATTATCTGCTCCTGACTGTATTGACTGAGGATGTATTCTGCAGTTAGGTCAGGCTTGAGCTGATACATTACCAGGGAGCTTCGTCAGCTGTACTGGCTGTTGCCTTTTCGTTGGACTCCCATGCATCACCAGACGTATCTGGTTGTGCAGCCTCGACGATGTCCCACTTAGGGTCAATGGCAAGGCGGTTGGGTTCACGCATTGGCTGCACGAACGGCTTGAATGCGCGGTTCGGGAACGTGGTGTACTGACTGTTCTTCTTGTAGACAATCTTGACACGCAACGGTACGTCCACATACGTGTCACCCACCATCTTGATGACGCCCTCAGCAAACTCTTTGAAGTTAGCTGCACGGAACACACACTTGTCCTTTGGGATGAAGCATGAGAGGATGTGCTTGATACGCTCACCCTGCGCATCGAACTGCTGCTTGGTGTAAGACTCTGCGTCGGCCTGGCTTTTGCCCCAGCCTTTTGCAAGTTCAGTCAACCGATCAGCGTCAATCGGAAACTCGATGTGAGTAAAAGAAGAACCTGCGGTGTCGCTAAACAAGAACTTGATTACATCGTCACCGGTGCCATCAGCCTTGAGGGGTTCATACAATACATCTTTCAGGAACACATTCTCTGTGATGCCTGCAGGGATACGAGAGCCTCCTGCTGAAGCCCCCGTCTGTTCATCAAATCCGTACATTATTGGATAGTATCAGGGTATACAGTGTCCCATTTCAATTCAACAAACTGACCAGCAAGGGTAGGGACACGACACCCTGCATCAGTATTTACACCAGTCCGGAAGTCAATCATCAGCTTATCCTCTTCACGAGTGATACGCCCCACACCGTCCATAACAGAACATAGGTGAGTCTTGAGCTTACCGGTCAGGTTAATCTTCTGCACCTCAACACCCTCTTCGTCATGCCCATCTTTCTGGTGCCCAACGATGATGATGTGTTTGGATGCACGAGCGAACTGCTCCACAATAGCAATGACTTGACTACGCATAAGAGACCAGCCCTTGCCGTGAGGAATGTCACCAATGTGTTTGACACTGTGTGACCGGCATACAGCTTCCGTTACCCACGCTTCGATGTGGTCGATAGTATCGAGCACAACAAAGTCATGGTTGTCAGGATTCTCTTGCAGGTAAGTCAAGCATGCCTTGAGTCCATTGAGGGACTCGACTACAATGCTTGTTGCACCATCGCAATATGAGGTGCCACCAAGTAGTTCTCCATTTGATCGGCCCTTGACTTCGGTGTCGATAATCAAGTGCTTGGGCAACTGTGCTACTGCACTAGTCTTGCCCACCTTTGGCTTGCCGTAAATGAACAAGCGTTGCGGCGATTGTGCCGCTGTGATTTTCTGTGGTTCAATCATCGAATACTCCTTCTTCTATTTCTTGAATGATGTCGCCCAGCATCTTCTGTGCGCGCACCCTAAGATACGAAAGAAGCTCCGGTTCATCAATAACAACGGCTGCAGAACTTACAGTATAATCGGCTAAGCCAGAGGAAGTTACGTAGTCGTTGCCAATGAACTTGAGCACCTTGTGATGTCCCAAAACAATGAACGAACCGGACTGTCCTTTAGTCCTACGTAAGTCATGCAGCTGCCACTCTTCTGCGAGTACAGTACCGACGACGAAGTTCTTACAAACCGTAGGGGTTGTCTCTACGTGCTGGCGAATCTCCACCGTCCCAGTCTTCAAAGATTCCATGTCTTAAGTTGTTCTTGAGTAGCGTGATGCCTGCTTGACCGTGTCGATTCTTGAGGCAGTGCAGTGCTACTAGATTTCTTGTAGGCAGGTTCTTCCTGCCATACGATTCTAAACCCAGTAGAGAAGGCTGATGGATAACCATGACAACATCAGCAGCATGGTACAGCTGCTTTGAGCCATGGATGTCAGTCTTCAATGGGTAGTGTAGGTTTGGTGTATCGGGGTCACGTCTCTTCTCACCCTCGATCTTGTCGTTCAGCTGAGAGAGTAACACCACCATAGCGCCAAAGCGCTTACGGATTTCGATACACATCTTACCCAGTTCAGCGAGAGTTTGTATCTCGTTCTCACCGGGCATAGGTGTCACAAGCAAAGTGTGGTCAAGACAGATGACGTAGTGACAATCGCCATGAGTCTTGATGAATGATGAGATAGCACGAGCAATCTGTAGCCTGTTGCCTGGTTGTTCAACAAAGAACATAGACGGCTCATCGATTTGCTGCAGCTTGTCTTCAATCATCACACGTTCCACATCGTCCAGAGCTGTCGTTGCGTGTAGCATACGGTCGAGAGGCACCTCAGCCAGTGAGGATAGTCTCCGCATAAGCTCCATCTCTGCAGACATCTCGAACGAGAAGTGCAGAATCTTTACTGGTTTATCAAACTTGTTGTAGGCAGTCGATGTGAAGTCACGGATGAGGTTGTTCAGAAACATACTCTTACCGTGTCCCGATGCACCAGCTACAACATAGACCATTCCGAACTGCATTCCGCCCAACAGCATCTTGTTGACCTTCTCCCATCGTGTTTTCATCACGGGGATCTTGCCATCCATGTAGTTGTGAATCGTAGTCTGTGTAGATTCTACGACGGCAGCCATTGGGGTTACCTTCAGTTCAGAGGATTCGGTCATGTGGTAGGTCTTCTACAGGTACATCTTTCATCATTTCCCACAGGTCAACAAAGGTCTCAGCTTGTAGCCACTTGTCGATACGCATGCTGATGAGCTTACGTTCTTTAGCAAACTTCAGCGCATCCATCACTTTGTTGTGATCGTGCATGCTGCCGATGTGCTTGTGGTACCACTTTACCAGTTCCTCTTTATTGACCGCCTTAGCCGGAATCTTCTTACCGTCAATGGTAATAAAAGCCGGATACGCAGACCAAAACTCTTCCCCATCTGTCGTCGAGACAGAGTAGAATGCCTGAACAAACCTGTCCGTAACCTCATAGAAATCTGCGTATTTGGAGTTCTCGTTGGGATTGGTATCTACTACAAGACCCTTGTCTACAAGATCGTCCAAGTATTTCTTGGGGAATATCTGCCCCTCTTGGGCAATCTTGTAGAGTAGGTCGTGTCGCCGTTCATATATGATTTGGCAAAACAGTACTTGAATCGGGCTGATGTCCAGCTGCAGAAGTACATCTACATACTTGTCAAGCGGGTACACCATCAGTCATAGCAATCACCTGTTCAACATTGCGTACGTCTTGCAGCTCACCTTGAATCTGTTCAAGGCTTGCGTCTAGGTTGTACTCCTCACTTAGTGACAGCTGAAACTGCCACGGCTCATCATCAGTCTTTCGCTTGCCGGACTTAACCAGCAATAGGATTTCTGAGTAGAGAGTCGTTACACTTTGCGAGAAGCTCCTCGACGGACCAGACCCACTGAACATTCGCCGACTTGGACTGCCGCTTCTTAAGCCATTTTTCATCTTGAGTGTCTTTCAAATAAAGATTGATAATAACTCCGGTCTTGCCCTCCTTGAACCTGATTGCACGGCCAGTCCGTTGCAAATCTTGTCGAGGCGTGCTCGTACCGGAACACACGATAGCCAGCTCTATACCTTTTACATCAAACCCCTCGTCCAATGCACGTGCAGTATGAATCACACGTATGTCTGTCCGAGGGTCAGCAAAAGAATCCAATACGTTCTGGCGAGCGTACTTGGACATCTTTGAATGATATGCTGCACCCCAAGGCTGCGTCTCTTTATTCATTTGAATTGCGAAGTCTACACTCTCGGAGAAGGTGATGGTGGGTACATCAAATATCTCTATGAGTTTCTTCGCTGCTTCACGTTTCGTAGCACTCTTGTAGATGAGCTGCTTACGTTTCTGCATTGCTCGGTTGAACGCACGGGCCTGGTTCAGTACCTGTTGTTCATCCCATCCTGCCAAGTTTCTTGTGAATACTGACAGGTATTGTCGGTCGGTCATACAGCGCATAGCTGAATGGAACCGGTTGTTGAAGATAGCAAACGCTTTGTAGTAGTCGTCTGTTACCAGCTTGTAGTTCTTCTCCTCGTTCTCGCTCATGCGTAGACCGAGGTTGAATACTTGGAACTGTGACACGTAGTCGTTGCGCACAGCTTCATGCAAGGTGATCGTATCGATAACCGGAGCGGCTTGACTAATGACGTGAAACCTAGGGTCTTCAGCGTCAAGGGTTGCAGTCAACCCGAGGATGTACCGGTAATCGGTGCATGCGAATATACCACGAAAGACCTCAGACATGTAGTTGTGAACCTCGTCAAGTATCAACAAGTCGACGTTGTGATTCATTTTCACAGCGCTGTTGATGACCATGACGGTAGCACCAGTGATATGCATTTCGTTGATGCTGTCTTCCCACTGCTGCTTGAGGTTCTGTGTCGGCACTACGATGAGAGAAGTTCCTGTAGGTAGCTTCTCGTTCATCTCTTGCAGGATAAGCAAGGCAACGAAGGTCTTACCGAAACCAGTAACGGCTTCCAAAGTCCCTCGTCGCCCCGCTTGAGTCCACTTGTCAATGACTTCCTGCTGACGTTTCAGTCGTCGCTGGTCAATCTTCATAGCTGTCGAATCGGACTTGCTCTTCAGTTTGAACCCAGTTGTAGCTGTTGCCCCACACCTTACCATGTGGCATCTCGATGAAGCAGTGAGCATAGCCACCGTCATTGATTTCACACACGTCAAAGTGCTGGTATACCCACTCGTCAATCGTCAACTCGTGACGGTGATTACCTGCAATAGGTACGACCCGGTCTTGGTTGTCGTACTGATTGCGAACAGTATGAGTAGCATACATCTTCTCCAAAGGGAATGGACTATTACGGTCAATCTGCCATCGAGGAGGTGCCTCGTCATTACGTTTGGCGAAGTTCAATCCATCTTCAGTCATGAATAGGATCTCGTCGATGCCTCCGCTGTCGCCACAGCCTTGCCAGTAGATGTACACACCAGGGTATTCCCGTGGGTCAACCTCGCTGTTCTTGTACAGGTCTTCTACTGCATCAAGAACTTCTCTTGGAATCTTATTCATTGGTCTACTCTTGCACGCATGAGACACTCATTGACGTCATAGTTGTTCCTGCCCGTATACAGGGATTGGAACTTAGCAACGTCAATCATAATCCACCCATTGTCGGAATCAGTACGGGCCTGAGTCTGATTGTCATTCATACGATCGATATCCTCACAAGCCAGCATGTTCTCGTATGCTTCAGGCCACCCTTGCTCTTTGCGCAGTTGGGTAAACCGAGACTGCAGGGCGAGGAATGACCGCCCGTTGCCAAACTTCTTATTCAAATCCATAGCCAGTTGTCTGGTCTGTGGGTTGTTGCGCAAGGTTGGCTGACCCCCGTAAAACACAGGGATATCACGATCGATAAGCTGTTGAATAAACTCCCGGTGTTCATTCGGAGTCCACTTTTTGGCGCTGCTCTTTTCCATGGTTCTCTAATTTTAATCTACGACCGGTCATCCAGAACTCTTTATCGATGCTCTTGAGCCAGTCTTGTACTGTTGGGACGAATCCCAGGTCTTCAATAATGTGTTGTTCGGCAATGGTCCTAACAGGTACCTCAATGCCGTCGGAATTTGTTATTGTCTTTCCGAAGTGCTCTTCACAAGCATAAACGCCAAAGCTATGATGCCGAAGAGCACGATGTCGATGATCACTAAAAGCAATCTTAGAGTGATCAATCCACTCGTGTATAGCAAGATAGTCTGATGGACTACCTCGGAAGCGACGAGCAGAACTATCAGCGTGATGATGAGCATGGGCCATTATAAATCAAGGATTATCTCTCTCATATCTATACCCATATCTTTTGCAGCTGTAATAAGCTGCTTGAGTTCAGACCGAAAGAGAATCGTTTCCTGTGTCTCCATATCCTCAAGGGTATATGCAGTCTGGAAACGATACAAACGATACTTGCCCCTCAGGGGAGCCTCAAGGATGTCGTTGCATAGTGCGCGGACGTCCTCGAGTATCTCCTGATAGGCTTTGATTTGACGTATGTCCATCAGTTCATACTGAAGCCAGCAGCATCAGCCAAGAACTTAGTGATCTTACTATGGACACCCACTGTCTCGTGGGCAGGGGCACGCTTAGCTGCCTCTGTACAGTTGTTGTAGAACTTCCACAAGGAGTCAGGCAACAAGATACCGTCGTCGGTCTTCTTGAATCCCCACTCTTCGGAGTTGTACATCTCACGCTTGAGGTCACTCAGCATGCGTGGTGACAGGATACCGTCGAAGTACATACGCCCCGCAAGGGACGCGACAGACTTCGGTGTGATATTCTGCTGCTCTGACATATGCTTGAACTCCATCAGATTGGTGAAGTCCGTATGCATCTTGTTGACTTGCGTGTCAACTGCAGAGTGGATGTCATCCCACACATTGCGGTAGTGACGACGGGCAAACGTACCCTCATCGCTCCAGAACATGCCGTTCCAGCATACAAGAACAACTGCACCAGACGCAAAGCTGACCTTGCGCATCTTGTTGTAGCTGTTCATAAAGGCAAAGACCCGGTTGATACCTGGTGTCTCAGGGCTGCTGATGTGCAGCTTGCACAGCATGATCTGATCTTTCAGTGCAGAGGAGAACTCCTCATTTACTATTGTGAGACCGTGCTGTCTTACGCGCTCCGTCACGACGTCGTGCAGGTCTGCGTTTCCTACTGGGCCGTAGGTTCGCGTCGCTGAAGGTAACGGTACTTCCCACAGACGCTGTTTGATCTGCTGGTTTCGGAGTTGCTTTTGATGCAACTGTTCTGCTGTTAGACTCATTTTGAAGGATTCTGATTACGGATGTTACTCTACTAATTTCTGCCAGGATACGGTCGTGCTTTGAGCTACTCATATCCGGGTCATGAAGTGCAAACTCTACCAGACGCTTGAGATAGTCAGTCCAGTACATTTTGCGGTGGTGCATTGGTAAATGCTCATACCGAGCAAACGAGTTCTCGGCATATACTTTCATTTGCTCCATTTGTCTGTGATATCGACCTCTGCTTTCAGTAGGTCATTACCCATGATATGCTCTGCTGCCTGCTCCATTAGTTCTTTGAGCTTGGCAGCCCACGTCTCCGCATAGTCACGCGGACAGGTGGTGTCAATCTGGTCGTGAACCGTCATGACAAGCTTAACTGGGATGTTATTGGTTTTGATATACTCATGGCAAAGGACAAGAGCGTGCTTGGTCATGTCAGCAGCAGTACCCTGGATGGGTGTGTTCTTGCTGACACGCTCAATGCGGCCCTTGGTAGCCATGTCCATACCACGTGGCATCCAATCATCAAACCAGCGGGTACGTCCCCACGGCTTGAATGTTTTGATGTAGCCGTTCTTGACACCACTACGAGACATACCCTCCAAGAAGTCTTTAATCTTGGGGAAAGCCTTGAAGTAGTTCTCAATCAAAGTAGAAGCCTCAGACATAGATATCTCCATCTGTTCTGATAGCTTCTTAGGCCCCATGCCATAAGCCAGTCCAAAGTTGATACTCTTGACTGCGGTTCTAAGCTTTTTGTGTTCGGGGCAATCGCACTTCTTGAAGCCTTGCTCGAAAGCGCACGAATCCAACGCGGCTTCCTTCCATCGTTCCCCGAACACGAGTGCTGCGCAGACGCTATGCAAATCGTGCCCATTACGGAGAGCGTGATTGAAGACTG